ACTCCTAACTGCAAGTTATGCAGGATGGATGGAGAAGATGGACCCTACATATGTCGCTTCTATTCTTAGCGGAACTCTAGCAACCTTTTCTATTTCAAGAGAAAAAAACAAATGAAGAAACTATTTCTACTTCTTTTTATTGCGGCTCCAGTATCTGCTCAGGTTACACCTAATTTTACGCAAGGTTCAATGCAATCGACTACCACCACCACGGTTGATATTGAAAGAACAATTGAAACAGAAACCCTTGGTGGTGCTTATTCATCATGGTCTGGAACAAACGTAGTCCCGAGCGGGGACATAGCAGATACCGCTACAACTTATTCAATCCACACTGCTGGCGATCAATTTCAACTAGAGATTGTAACGAGAGCAGCAGGCAAAATTCAAGAGAGCCTAGTAACAGAAACAATCGAACAAGTTTCTACTACTACCTCCTTATCGGTATTCTCTCAGTAGCACCTGTCTACGCAAACGAAGACCCAACAGTTAGAAATACATCTAACCCTGTAGCTGCGGCAACAGGCAATGTGACCAATCAGGCGGTGCAATTCCAAAATAATGGAGCACCGTCTCGTCAATATTTTGCAAGTAATAATAGTTGCAATGGAACAACTATGCAGTTCTCGCCCTTTTATATGGGCAACGATACTATTCCTTTCGATAACGAAGGGTATGTACGGAGCAATAACTACGGCGTACAACTAAACTTTTCAGTCCCCTTAGATGGTGGCATGGTAGAAACCTGTAAAGGTATCGCCCGTAAACACGAACAAAAAATGCGTCTTGATTACGAACTTGTTCGTGCACTTAAATGTACAGAAATTATGAAAGACGGGTTTACTTTTAGACCTGGCAGTCGTGTCGAAATGATATGTCACGACATCGTACCAATCGTTTCAATTAAATAATGGAAGCACTAGTAACTGCTGTCATCGCATTAGTTGCTGGTGGCGCAACATTAAATAACAGATTACACAGCCGAATAAACAATGTACATGATCGCATTAGTGGTCTTGACAGACGTATCGACGCTATTGAACTTAGCGTGGCTCAGGACTATGTATCTAAAGCTGATTTATCAGTCATGGTCCAGCGTATGGAAGATCATATGGTGCGTATTGAAAACAAACTAGACCAAATTGTCCTTAGAAATTAATTATGTCTTACAACGTAGTAGACCTCCGTACTCAAAAAGTGCTTGGTACTTATGAAACTGCTGAACAAGCAGTACGTGCAGAATCACACCTAGTACATGAACCAGGTGAAACATGGTATGCAATTGAAGCACCCGTAGTAAAGAAAACTAAAGCCAAGAAGACTAATGTCAAAAAACAAAGCGAGTGAAGAACAATTTAATGAGCTACACAATCTAGTTACTACTGAGTTTCTAAACCGTGTTAAATCTGGTGAGGCAACTACACAAGATTTAAAAGCAGCTTGTGATTGGCTATCAAAGAATGACATCAGTGGTGTCGCCTTTGATGGTAACTCACTTGATAAATTGGCTAACATTATGCCAACTGTTGACCCAGAACTAGTCCAACGGAGGCTATATGGCTCGAAGCTCTAAACATAGCGGTGCTAAATTTGCTAATGGTAACTATAAATCTTACCAGAAAAAGTTAGACGCTACACCTAAACAACGAAAAAAGAGGGCTGCTTTAAACGCAGAAAACCGACGCCGTGGTACTTATGGTAATGGAGATGGTAAAGATGTATCCCATAAAAAGGATGGATCTACTGTACTTGAATCCATGAAAATTAATCGCGCACGTGTCGGTAAAAAACGTAAAGCATGACCCCATTACTTCCAACTCCTGATCACTACCTATACAACTTAATAACCATGACATCCTCTGAAGCTAAGCGCCTTTGGAGGCGCAGTATTAAATTACACTTTGGCTGCACATGTGTTTATTGTGGAGAAACTTATGAATTACACGAACTTACTCTGGACCATGTACATCCTCGTTCTCTTGGGGGCGAAGATGTCAATACGAATGTCGTACCAGCATGTACCAGATGCAATCAGGACAAAGGAAGTAACCATTGGCAATCATGGATGAGAGCCAAATTTGGAGTTAATAAACTCCGTGAACACTTAATTATGGAGTATATTAATTAATGAATGAAGAAGGTAACCCCCTTGGTTTAAATTATACACCAACCATAGGAGATGCTGTTCAAGGTATCCAAGATTATGGTAGAACTGTTATTAATTTTTGGGGTGGTGCTGTTAAAGCAGTACCTCAAGCTTTAACTAGTTATCGTGAATCAATTAGAGAAGAATCTGCTAAACCTTCTACATTTGCAACATCTACTAGTATAAATCCTATTAAAGAATTAGGTTCTTTATCAGAAGATTATGCTACTAGTGAAGCTAAAACAATGGAAAGTGTTGCAAGTGGTTTAGAGTCTGTAGGTGTTCCCACACCACTTGCAGGAGCAGCGGCAGGTATTGCTGGAGCTTTTTTACCAGGACCAACAGATGTAAACCTTGCAATGAAAGGTGGTTCAGCATTATTAGGACTAACTATACAAAACCCTAAATTTTTAGCACCTGGAGTAAAACAAGGCATTGCTGAAATACCAGCTAACGTTAAAGCACGTCAAATGTTTGACAAATCTTTAGCGCGTCTAGATAAACGCAGATCTGAATTAGACTCTATGTTAGAAAGCGGTGAAGTAGTGCGTGGTAGTTCTAAATTTGCTCGTCTTGATAAAAAAATTAGAGAAGAACGATATGGTGAAATGTCGTCTTTTTACAATAATTTAGATCAAGACCCTCCTGCATTTAAGAAAACAGCTGATAAAAATATAGACCCTACTAATGAGGCTGTAGTTTTAGAACAACATCACCTAGCGGCGAAAGCACAAACCCAACCTTTTGTTGAAGTAATGCTTGAAGTTGGTGATGCTGATGATCTTGTAGCACTTCATGAATACTCGCGTATGCTTGGTGTTGTTATGGGAAATAGTCGTCTAAACATGTTAGATGCACCAGGTCCAATTCACAGGGCAGCTTTAGCTAAAACTTCTAAAGAAAAACTAGGAAATATTCATAGTGCATTTAATGCTGCAGGTATGGAACCCAACAACAAGTTTGTTAAAAATCTTTTACAAGACGCAAAAACATCTGATGATGTAATGGATGTTTTTAGCCAATATATTCAAGAGTATTTAATTCCTCAACAAAAGATTGGTAAAAAAATTGTTAAACAATATTTTGAAGATTATAGAGTTAATTTAACTGCATCTCAAAAAGTACGTTTTGATGAACTAATTTCTAAAGCTAATAAAGGTGGCACCTAGAAGCCCCTCTAACCACCCTTTCACCTACTCTACGCTAGATTGTACCTATGACCCACCCTATCATCGTTACAGGCCCACAGAGAGCAGGCTCACGGCTTGCTTCATACATCATCTCACGTCAAACTAAACGAACGTTTATTGATGAACTAGATTACTCACCAGACATTCCTAATAACTCTGTAGTACAAGCTCCCTTTCTTTTAAAAGCTTTATTAGAAGTATCTTTCATGTTTCCTACTGCTCAGTTTGCTTTTATGTATAGAAATAAAGCAGATATTATTAAAAGTATGGAACGTATTGAGTGGTATAAAGATTATGTAGACGAACCATCTTTCTACAGTAAATATATTGATAACTGTTATGATTTAATTAACTTAGCAAAACAATATTTACATAAAGACAGATGGTTTGATATTCAATATGAATCACTTGCAAACGATCCTTTGTTTGTTAAAGATAGATCTAACTTTACAGTAAAACAACACTTACCTAACACACCACACGGTCCTGAAACTTGGAGAAATGATGAATACATTAGATCTATTAAAAGATGACTTTAAGCTATTCTTACAGGCTTTATGGAATGAACTCGACCTACCAAATCCTACACGTGCCCAATATGCAATTGCTGATTACCTTCAACATGGTCCAAAGCGTTTACAGATCCAAGCATTTCGGGGAGTTGGTAAGAGCTGGATTACTGGTGCTTTTGTTCTGTGGACTCTCTTTAATAACCCCGAAAAAAAGATAATGATTATCTCTGCATCTAAAGAACGTGCAGATAACATGTCTATCTTTCTACAAAAGTTAATTATTGAAACACCATGGTTAAAGCATTTACAGCCCAAAGGCGACGACTCTCGTTGGTCGCGAATCAGCTTCGACGTTTCTTGTTCCCCCCACCAAGCACCTTCCGTCAAGTCTGTTGGGATTACAGGCCAACTGACCGGTTCTCGCGCTGACTTAATGATTCTTGACGACATCGAAGTTCCCGGCAACTCAATGACGGAATTTATGAGGGAGAAACTTCTACAATTATGTACTGAAGCTGAATCTATTCTCACTCCTAAACCAGATAGCCGTATTATGTTCCTCGGAACACCTCAGACTACCTTTACTGTATATCGTAAACTAGCAGAACGTTCTTACAAACCATTCGTTTGGCCTGCTAGATACCCTCGTAAAGTTAGTCAATACGAAGGTCTCCTAGCACCACAACTTGTCGAAGATATCGATAAAGGTGCTAAGAAATGGGACGTAACAGATGATAGATTTGATAATGATGATCTGGTAGAGCGTGAAGCGTCCATGGGACGGTCGAACTTCATGCTACAATTTATGTTAGACACCTCCTTATCTGATGCAGAAAAATTCCCCCTTAAATGTGCTGACCTTATTGTCACTTCTGTTAACCCCACTACTGCTCCAGAATCCGTCGTTTGGTGCTCCGATCCACAAAACGTCATTAAAGACCTCCCAACAGTTGGTCTACCTGGAGATTATTTCTACTCTCCAATGCAGTTACAAGGAGAGTGGGACTCTTACCAAGAGACAATATGTTCGGTTGACCCGTCGGGCCGTGGAACGGATGAAACAGCTGCAGCTTTTATCTCACAACGCAACGGTTTCCTGTACTTGCACGACATGCGAGCTTACAGAGACGGGTACTCCGACCAAACACTACTCGATATTCTAAAAGGTTGTAAAAAGTATGGCGTATCTAAGCTACTCATTGAAACTAATTTTGGTGACGGGATTGTTAGCGAGTTGTTCCGCAAACATCTTCAACAAACAAAGCAAGGAATTGATATTGAAGAAGTCAGAGCAAATGTTAGAAAAGAAGATCGAATCATCGATTCCCTTGAACCCATCCTCAATCAACATCGACTCGTTATTGACCGTTCCGTAGTTGAAAAAGACTTTAAGTCTAATCCTGATGCTGCACCAGAAGAACGACTACTATACATGCTATTCTATCAAATGTCTAGGATGTGTCGTGAAAAAGGTGCAATTAGACATGATGATAGACTAGATGCTCTATCTCAAGGTATTAAATACTACACAGATGCTATGGGTATCTCTGCCCTAGAAGCTATCAAAGATCGTAAACGTACAGAGTGGAATGCTATGTTAGAAGAGTTCTTTGACGACCCAGAATCATCTGCTAATCACCTAGTATTAGGCATGAATTTAACACAAAGACAACAAGCTAAAGGTAATTCTAAAAACTCAGTCCCTACCTGGGTTTAGAACGGTAGGACCCGTATAGGCAGAAGGGAAGGGTGGACCCGACTGCTCAAAGGGAGGAATTCGAGACAAGCTCTCATTCCTCCTTTACTATACTACTGAATCTTGGAGTATATATTATACTGCCTAATACCACTCTTTATTAATCCCATCACAACTTATACTACTGTATGCATAACGTAGAACTCGTTCACGTAACACCCGATGCTGAATCATTAATAGCTTATATGGCTAGAGTATCTAACCCTGCTAATCAAGATAATGATAACTATACAGGTCTTATTAAATATCTAATTAAACATAAGCATTGGTCACCCTTTGAAATGGTTAACATGTGTGTACAGATTGACACAACCCGAAGTGTTGCTAGTCAAATCCTTCGTCACCGTTCCTTCTCCTTCCAAGAGTTCTCCCAACGCTACGCTCAAGTCGTTAACACGCCTCAACTGCCTAACCTACGCAGACAAGATACTAAGAATAGACAGAATAGTATTGATGATCTAGATCCATTCCTTACACAACAGTTTGAAATGCGTACTCAAGATCTATATAAGCAATCCCTAGACTTATATACTGATATGTTAGATCATGGTGTTGCTAAAGAGTGTGCAAGAGACATTCTCCCCCTCTCAACACCCACTAAACTCTATATGAACGGTACACTCCGCTCCTGGTTGCACTATACTGACCTGAGATGTGCTAATGGTACCCAATATGAACACAAATTGATAGCTGATAACGTTAAATCTCTCATCCAACAGCAATTCCCTATCGTTTATAACGCAATGTTTGATGTTAGTCTCCCTTCAACAAGCAATTAACTGCTTAACACTGTTTATTACTATTTGTACCTCCAATTATCATAATATTAAACAGTGTCTCCCTGTTTGGTCCTACTTTCCTCAGTATATTACCGATTATACTGGTTTTGTCATGTCGGAACCTTACGCTAACGAGAAAGAGGCTCTTAAAAAATGACATAAATTTGTCAACCCATATATCATATAAGCAACGCAAATATTACCCCCATGGGGTATCAAATATACTGATCATTGCCGCTCGCTACGCTCGCTTCCGCAATCATGTCCACTATGTGT